GTTATAAATGGGCGAATATGTATTCGGCATTTATTGTCATTGATATAACAGGTGGAATGGGTGTTACAACCGCAAGAAAACTACAAGAACTTGGGTATAAAGATTTATATGTTGAGGGAGTTGACCATTTTAATAAATGGAAATATGACCCAAAAACAACAGACAAGATACCTGGAATTAATTTCAATAACAAAAGAGTACAAATCATTGCATCTTTTGAGGAACATCTAAGACATGGATTTAAAATTTATTCTTCAAGATTATTAAATGAAATGGGGACCTTTATATATATTAATGGAAGGCCTGACCACCAAAAAGGACATCATGATGACTTAATTATGTCAGTATCGATGTGTACTTATGTGTCAGAATCTTCATTTACATCAATATCAAAAGTTACCCAACATACAAAGGCAATGCTAGAGTCATGGCAAGTCTCAACAAATACAAAAAAACATTCGGATTATTTTAATCCAATCATTACAGATAATAAACAAAATAATCAGCCTACAAAAAATGATTATATGAATTATAATTGGTTATTCGGAGGAATTAAATAATGGGTTTAGAGAGGAGGCCTAAATCAGGCAGAAAATTTGACGGGTCAAAAATCATTGTAGATAACAATGGTGTTAAAACATTTATTGTAAATCAAAAAGAACCAGTTCCACCGATTTATGACGAAAACGGAACAATTGTTAACCCTATTGGAGCGGCATTAAGTCAGACTCCTACACCAACGATACCTCCAACACCTAGTATTACCGCATCAAATACACCAACTCCAAGTATTACAAACAGTCAAACTCCAACTAATACCCCAACCCCATCAATTACTAAAAGTCAAACTCCAACCCCATCAATTACTGCTTCACAAACACCTACAAGAACCACAACTAGAACTCCAACACCTACAAGAACCCCAAGAGGAACAGGAACACCAACTCAAACACCTAAACCTACACAATCAGTAACAAGAACTCAAACACCTTCAAACTCACCGACACCATCGATTACTCCATCTGCATCGATAACTCCTTCAAACACACCAACAAACACACCAACACCATCAGTAACAAGAACTAACACACCAACACCAACGATTACAAGAACTAACACTCAAACTCCAACACCAGACCCAACACAAAGCGTTACGCCTTCACAAACTGAAACACAAACTCAAACTCCTTCACAAACTCAATCGCAGACCCCAACACCTTCAGTTACGGGTACTGCTCCTGAAACACCAAAACCAACCCCAAGTCCAACAAGAACTTCAACACCACCAAGAACCCCAAGACCTACAAATTCTAACACTGCGACTCCACCACCTACATTAAGTCCAACCCAAACAGTTACACAAACCCAAACTCAAAGTCCAACCCCAAGTATTACAAGAAGTCCCGACCCAATAGTTCTACCGTGTTTCTGTTTTGAGTTAAATAATATAGGCATTAGAAGTAATGTAACTTACAGATATTATGGATGTGGACCAAATTCAAGCCAAACACAGTTAGTTGGCTCGGTTGATGCGAATTCAATTGGTTACGCTTGTTCTGCAAGAAATCCAATAATTTTTAATGCGTCAACAACAATAGAAAATTTAGGGCCAGTTGCAAGTTGTGCCGAATGTCCTCCAGTAATAATTGAATGTACTGACAGTGGAGGTTCGGGTTGGTCCTATTCTTTATAAACTTTGTTTTGCGTATTTATGTAATATATGGCAACAACACAATTTTGTTTAACAAATGCTGGAGCTAATCTAATTGGGCCAACAGTTTCATTGTTGTCTAATTTAGATAATTTTACAACTCCTTTCCAAACAGGAATATCCTTAAGTTCATTACAACCACCAAATTGTCCTGCAACTTTAACTGTTCCTGATACCGCAACTCAAATCAAAGTTCTTGACCCTAATACAAATCAATGTGCTGCTGTAAATTTGTTAGGGAATGATTTATGTACGTTATTTAATTTACAAATAGATACATACCAATCCCAAAGTACCGGTCAAATCATATTTGGAGATTTTACAACTTCATTTGGACCAGTTACCGATTATTTAATTTATTGGTATAGAAATGGTTCCACCACACCCCAATTCATCACAGGTAAAGGTACTTTATTTACACCTTATGGTAATACTCATCCACTTACAGGTTCCGCGGCATTACTTGCCCCATCAGGAACCTATTCAATAGAAATAGCTAAAATTCAAATTAACGGACTAAATTTTTCCACCTTAGATACACCACCATCCGGATTTATTAAAGCGACTACATCCTGCATCCCAACAACACTTGTTACGGTAACCGCACTTAATTGCGGTAATGGTAATTTTACTCCTACAAGTTTAGCTTTAGATTATACTCATAAATTTGAATTTAATAATGCCTCTGTTGGGACCCCACCCCAAGCATTATCCACTACTTTTGATTTATCGACAAACACTAACTATTTAGCATATTATTTTCTTGGCAATTCAGTATATGATACATTAAAAATAGTTTTTTATGGTGCCAATTACCCTAATCCTATTGTTCTTGAAAATATTTCTATTGGATTTGATTCTTCGAGTGTTGGGGGAGGAACTATCCCCCAATCAGTTACAAAAAATATAGCAACAAGTGTATTTAAAAAAGTAATAAGGTTAAACATGCTAAATAGAAGTAGTAGTGACTACCTAACAATAACAGTAACCCCAAATCAAACATTTAACCAAACAATTTGGAGTTTATATTTGAAGTGTCTTACTTCATTTAATTGTGCTATTTGTGGGGACCAATTTATTAACCAAAATCCTAAAATAATACAATCAGAAACAACAACTACTATAGGTACTTGTAACAGTTTTAGCGTTACTACTAAAATACAGGCGTGTAGTGCTGCCTCAATTAACAATAGTGATATAAGTAAATATATAAATTACTCTTATTATGATGGACTCATAGAAACTACTGTCGATTCCGGATTAAGGACATTAACTTCAAATGGATTAAATTCTAATATAAGGACATGCTCATCATCTAGTGGTTCAGGAGCATCACCGCAATGTGCTCAAAATACACAAGGAACAAGCAATGTAACAACTTCTGTTAGTAACGGTTGTTTAACCATAACTGTAACTTTTACAAATTCGGCAACTTATGATTCATTTTATAATGTATTCTTAACAAGAATAAATAGTTTAAGAAGCTCATATCCTAATTATAATAATCCATTACATATTGACCATTATAGACTTTTTCTATTTAAATATCCTAATCAGGCATCAGGGTGTGGTGACGGGACTCAGTTTGGAAGTATTAGAATACCAATTTGGACAACTTACACATCAGATTCTAATGTGTTGACGATAAATTATTGTCAAATGCCTTCCAATACGGCTCAAAATTTCATTAATGCAAATAATATAACAAATTGTGATACAAATTGTGAAGGTTCAATTAATTCTTATATTACTAACATAAATAGCCAAATAACTAATTTAACTAATAGTCCAGTTAACCTCACAAATACAACAGGGTCCTATTCGAGTAATGCGTTTTCTCAAAACGGAAGTGCAACACTTACAGGACCCTCAATTTTTGAAGTTTCGCAAACATCAACTAATACTCAAGTTAATGTTTATTCAAATACTACTTTTTTAATGAATGAATCTGGTCAATTAATAGATAATACACCATATAAAGTATGTGATTTTGAGCAGTTAGGCTGGGGTATTTCATCTAACCCAACATATCAAGTAAATAATGTTCTTGGTAATTACACTCGAGATTTTTATAATTATTTGTTTACTCCAAGAACCCCATACAACTCAACTTATCCTGATGATTTTACAATATACGGAAGAACTGTTACTAACGGGGTAATATCAAATACAAGTGTTATAGCATACCAAAAATTAAACGGTGTAATAACTGTTAATAATACTTTTGTAATATAATATGGCAACAACACAATTTTGTTTAACTGACCCCGGAACTAACTTAGTTGGTCCAACTGTTTCATTATTATCTGACAATAACAATTTTACAACTCCTTTCCAAACAGGAGTTTCTTTAAGTTCATTACAACCACCAAACTGTCCGGCAACATTAACTGTTCCTGATACCGCAACTCAAATTAGAGTTTTTGACCAAGAAACAAACTCCTGTGCAACCGTTAATTTACAAGGTAATGATTTATGTACATTATTTAATTTATCAATTACAGATTTACAAACTACAACAATTAGCCAAATTATAATTGGAGATTTTACAACTTCATTTGGTCCTGTGACCGATTATTTAATTTATTGGTATAGAAATGATGATACGGAACCACAGTACATTACTGGAAAGGGTACTTTATATTCAGGATACATTGCAAGTCATCCCTTGACGGGTAGCGCGGCTTTACTTGCGCAATCAGGACAATACTCGATAAAGATTGCAAAAATGAACATAAACGGAGTTGACTTCTCAACATTAGATACTCCTGAACCTGGTTTTGTAAAGGTGATAACATCATGTATTCCTAAAGTTTTAGTAACAGTAAGTTCTATTAATTGTTCTAATGGAAATTTCACATCGACAGATTATTTTTATTCAGGGTATAGTCATAAATTTGAATTTAATAATGCTGCAGTTGGGGCTACCCCACAATCATTATCTACAACTTTTGATTTAGATATTACAACAAACTATTTTGCATTTATGTTAGTAGCTCAGAATGTATCCGATACTTTAAAAATAACATTTATTGGAGGAGCATATTCTGACCCTATAGTTTTAGAGTATTTAGAATTAGGAGGTGATGTGACCACACTTGTAAGTGCTCCAAACGTAGTACCCAAAAAATTTAACTCAACTTTAGGTTTCAAAAAAATTTTAACGTTAACTTCATTAGATAGAACTATTGAAGACTATTTGATAATTGAAATCGTTCCAAATCAAATAAACTATCAAACTATTTGGTCATTATATTTAAAATGTTTAACAAGTATTAATTGTACCCATTGTACAGACCAATTCATAAATCAACCTTATAAACTTAATGGAACTCCCGCTGACACCTATTCAACTGTAACAACTTGTAATAGTTTAAACGTAAATACTCAAATTCAAGCTTGTACTCAGGACTCATTATATAACACTGATATATATAAATATTTGAGTGAATCTACGTCAAATTGGACTAATATGTCCGTTGGTTGTACTTCATGTGTTCCCCCCGTATTGAGAAGTATTGCAGCAACTGGATTAAATGCTAATATTAGAACATGTACACAACCAGGGGTCGGGATTAATAGAATTTGCGGACCAAACCCAAATGGGAATGTTCAAATTGCTTCTTCTGTCAATTCAGGGACTTTAACTTTAACAATAACATTCTCAGATACTGCAAATTTTACTAATTTTTTAAATAATTTAACAACATCGTTAACAAATAGAAGAAACGCCAACCCAAATTATTTAAACCCTCTTGATGCCGATTATTATCAATATGTAACATTCCAATATCCAAATGGACAAGGATGTGGAGACTCTGTTTCACCTGCGGCAATAAACATACCTTTGTGGGCGACAACCTCATCAACATCTAATTCTTTAACTATATCATATAGTCAAATATCAAGTGCCAGTTTACAAAACTTTAAAGATATTAACAGTTTAACTAGTTGTGATTCAGGTTGTATTCCTATATTAGACAGTATTGCCGGTACTTTTAATAATCAAATAAATAATTTTAACGCAACCCCTTTAAATTATAATAATAATTCAGGGGGTTATTATACCACACCTTTTTCACAATATGGAGGATTGGCAATAACCGGACCAGATGTTAACGCTGAAACTATTTCATCTAATAACCTATATATTCACGCATATAAAAATTGTACATACATGTTTTCAGGTGACCCTCTAACATTAATTAACACAACTCCTATTAAAGCTTGTAATTTTGAGTCTATTGGGGGATGGCCCTTATCTCTAAATCCATTATATATTACATCCGCAAATTTGTCAAATCATAATAGGCAATTATACGATTATAAATTTACACCTAGAACTCCATATAATCCAACGTATCCTGGTGATTTTTTAATTGAAGGAAGAGTACCAACAAATGGAGTCTTAGGTCCATATCAATTTGCTTACCAAAGACTAAACGGGGTAGTAACAACAAGTAGTACTTTCATAATATAAAAGTTATAACTATTTATATTGTAATCAAATGAATTTAAAATTATAAAATGGAAAATAACAAACTGACGGTTTGGCAAAGATTATCCCAAGCTTTTGGACCTAATTCCTTACTTGGGCAAGACTACCCAACTTACAAATATGATAAAAAGGAACTTTTAAGGACCACATCTAAACATGAGTACGATAGAGAAAAACTACAAGCTCAACAAAATTATTATTTAGCAAATCAATGGGGTAAAATTGAGCACAATCTTTACACCCAAGCTGTTTACTATGAACCAACAAGATTATCTTCCTTTTACGATTACGAATCAATGGAGTTTACTCCTGAAATTTCAGCGGCATTAGACATCTACGCAGAAGAATCGACAACAATAGACCAAAATGGTTTTATGCTTCAAATATATTCAGAATCTAGAAGAATAAAATCAATACTTACTGACCTTTTTAATAATAACCTTGACATTAACACAAATCTACCAATGTGGACAAGAAACACCTGTAAATATGGTGATAATTTTGTTTACTTAAAAATGGACCCTGAAAAAGGAATTTTAGGTTGTATGCAACTCCCAATTATTGAAATTGAAAGATTAGAAGCTGGAATGGGAGGTAAGTCAGCTGACCCTGAGGTTAATCCAACAAAAAAACACACAAGATTCAAGTGGAAACAAAAAGACCTTGAATTTAATACTTGGGAAATTGCTCACTTTAGATTATTAGGTGATGATAGAAGATTACCATATGGAACATCGATGCTTGAAAAGGCTAGACGTATTTGGAAACAACTTCTTTTATCTGAGGATGCGATGTTAATTTATCGAGTATCGAGAGCGCCTGAAAGAAGAATATTTAAAGTATTTGTTGGTAACATGGATGACGCTGATGTCGAACCATATATCCAAAGGTTTGCAAATAAATTTAAAAGAGACCAAGTAGTTGATTCAAAAACAGGTAATGTCGATTTACGTTTTAATCAAATGGCGGTTGACCAAGATTACTTTGTCCCTGTTCGTGACCCAGCTCAAGCTTCTCCTATTGAAACTTTGGCAGGAGCTCAAAACCTTTCTGAAATTGCAGATATTGAATATATTCAAAAGAAACTTTTAACCGCACTTCGCGTACCAAAAGCATTTCTTGGATTTGAGGAAACTGTTGGAGACGGAAAAAATCTTTCTCTTCAAGACATTCGTTTTGCTCGAACAATTAATAGAATTCAAAAATCTATGGTTCAAGAGTTAAATAAGATTGCCATTATACACTTATTTATTCTTGGTTTTGAAGAGGAAATCGGTAATTTTAATTTATCCTTAACCAATCCTTCAACACAGGCTGATTTATTAAAGATTGATGTTTGGAAAGAAAAGGTATTATTATATAAAGATATGGTTGCTGACCCAGGTTCAGGTATTGCGGCGGTTTCTCAATCATGGGCCAAAAAACACATTTTAGGATTCTCTGATGAAGAAATTAAACTTGATTTACAACAACAAAGAATTGAAAGAGCGGTAGGTGAAGAACTTAAGAAAACCGCTGAAGTTATCACACATACAGGATTATTTGATAATTTGGATAAGTTGTATGGTAAAAAAGAAGGTGAGCCAGCTGGAGTCCCAGCTGAAGGAGGGGACACTGGAGATATAGGAGGGGGAATTGCCCCACCTCCACCAGGTGGGGAATTACCAGCACCTCCAGCACCTGGCCCTGAGCCGGGTGGAGAAGCGGGAGTGACACCAGAATCGTTAGAAAGAGATATGAACATCTTACTTGAAAATGATATGTTAGCGGATGATGAGATGATTGATTTATCAAGGGCTAAAAAATCTTTGGGTGAAATGGAACAAAAATTAAACAGCTTACTAAAAGATTGATATTTATACAGAAACTATGAATATGAGATTCGGTGTAATTAAAACTTTAATAGAAAATAAATTAGTTAAATCATTTATTGATAAGAAACTAGATAAGGACATTAAATTCTTCAAGAATGAATTACTTGAAAATAAATCATTTAAAAGACTATATTTCATTTACGACACTTTAAAAGAAAATAAATCCTTAGATAAGGAAACTGCCGAATATTTGGTTGATGATTTATCAAAAGAAGTTAAATCAATTAAGTTAACTGAAAGTTTCTTAAATAAGATTGAAAAATGGACAAGAGGTGTTGTTAAAGAAAACAATTACACAACTATAGATGATTTAATTTATGGTGACGATTTAAAACCTGAAAAAAAATCAATCGCTAAAAAGAATATTGTAGAATCATTAATGCAAACACCAGTCATTAAAGAATCTAAAAAAATAGTTCCGATAAGTACAATGTTAAAAATTGCAAACGCAAATATTGAAAAAACTTTATCTGAACTTAATGAGTCTGAAAGAGAAGAAGTAATCTCTACTCTAAAAAAGAATCCAACAAAAGAAGAGTTTGAAACAATAAAAGAGTCTACAATTCAAAAATTAGAAAAATTAATTTCTGAGTCAGATGAGGATATTAAACAAACTTTACTTGAAACGAAAAATAAAATTCAATCAACAGAATTTAACAAAAAAGAATTTATTAAACTAGAACAATTAAACACAGGTCTAATTGTCTGAGAATTTTTTCTGTTTGTATATCGCATTTTTCTTAATCTGACGCTTAACGTCAGATTTTTTTTTGTAAGTTTTCCTATCTTGTAATTGTGAAACAAGTTTTGTTTTAATTACTTTAGACTTAAACTTTTTTAATGCTCCTTCCACATTACTCTTATTAACTTCGATAATTAACATTTTGACAATTGGTTTTTTTTTATTAAATTTATTATATAAATAAACGGATATTATGCAAAGTTAAATGAAAAAAGGGAAATCTTGTGTGCTGAAGGGATATAAAAATTTTAAAACTTCTTATGGAACGGTAGATTCAAAAAATTTAAAATCAATTTACATAAACATACAATCTTGGGTAGAACCAAAAAAATCATTAGAAAATTGGGTTAGAGAAGTTTCATATTTTAATAAATTAATTAAACAATTAATGTTAGAAGTTTCAGATAAATTTATTTTTCATAATAAATTTATTGTTGATTTAGACCTTAGAACAAGTGGAATTTCTATAGGTAAAAGGTCATTTATGAATTTAGAAATTACTTTATATACAAAAACAGAAATAGATTTTAAATCAGTGAAACTTAAAAACGAAATAAAAAAAATTGTGTCTTCTGTTGATAAGGACATTTTAAAAAATTCTGAATTGTTTGATTTCTACCTAACTAAAAATGATAAAGAAAAAAATTTGGTTGTAGTTTAATATTTATAAAGAAAATATTAAATGCAAAACTACAAAATTTTAGGTCCTTCAGAAATAGGTAAAGGCATATTAATCGAGTATGATGCGGGATACGTTTCCCCAAAAGAATTTTCTAATGATAGAATCATTAAAGAAAATTCAAACGTAAGTGACTATTCAAAACCATTTGAATTTTATGCTGTACTACAAAAATATAATACCCCAAATAGAAATGGTAGGATTTATCCCGAGAGAATATTAAAAAGAGAGTCTGAAAATTATATAAAAAATTATATAAACAGAGGAACAGCTCTTTCAGAATTAAATCACCCTGAATCATCTTTAATAGATTTAGATAGAGTTTCTCACGTAATAACTGATATGTGGTGGGATAAAAATGTACTTTTAGGTAAATTAAAATTGTTAACTTCTCCAGGTTTCCATGAACGAGGAATAGTTTCAACCAAAGGTGACCAAGCGGCTAACTTACTTAGACAAGGAGTAACTCTTGGAATATCATCAAGAGGAGTTGGTTCCCTTGCAAAAAAAGGAGAACAAAATGAAGTACAAGATGATTTTGAATTGATTTGTTTTGACCTTGTATCTTCACCATCAACACCTGGTGCATATCTTTTTAAAGATGAAAAGGACAGATTTAAATATGAAGAAAACCTACAAGAAGAGAAGGAATTAAAACAACAACAAAGAGATGCGGGTAAATCACTTGATTTAATGAAAAAACTTACCGATTATTTATCAAAATAATTAATATGGACGAAAAATATTTTGTAGCAAAAATCACAATTGATGACGTTGATTCAGAATCAGGTAAAATTAAAAAACAAAAAGAAGAAAAACTCGTAAAAGGATTTAGCCCAACTGACGTTGAGGCAAAAGTCACTAAATTGTTTGAATCGTATTCTCAGGATTGGAGAATTACGGCAATTGTTGAGAGTAAAATCAACGAAGTAGTAGAGTAAAATATACTCATAATTAAAATTGATAAGGGGACAGTAGTCCCCTTTTTTCATTTATAATCGTAAAAAACTTATTTTTTTAACTTCTTAATATATTTATTAAAAAAAAGTTTAAATGGCTGAAAAAAATTTAGTTAACGAGACACTTATCCAAATACAAAATTTGGAAGAAGTTATCAACGAAAACGCAAAAGAAATACTTGCTTCTACAATGAAGGAAGAAATTGGCGAATTAGTAAAAGAGTCCTTAAAAGAAGGAGCTAAAATGGAAACCCAAGAAGCTGAAGAGGAAGAATTTGACGCTGAAGATTTTGAAACAGATGAAGAGTCTGAGGAAGAGTCTGAGGAAGAATTTGAATCTGAAGAAGATGAAATGGGTGATGAAGACATCATGGATATGGGAGATGAAGACTCCGAAGAAGATGAATCTGAAGATGAAGATATGTTAGACATGGACGACGAGGACATGATGGACATGGATTCTGAGGTTGAAGACCTTACAGGTGAAACAGATTTCGATAAAGTTTTCAAAGTCTTCAAAAATATGAAAAACTCAGACACTGTTACAGTTATTCCTGATGGTGATTACACTAAAATTTCAGATGAAGACGAGGATGTCGAATATTTAATTCAGGCCGAATCGGAAATTGACGAAATGATTACCCAAGGTAAGGGAGAACCTCAACCTGATGAAATGGAAGAAGGTGAACAGGAGTACGAATTCGAGGAAGAAGAATCTGATGTTGTTTATGAAATCGAAATCAGTGATGATGAGAATTATGAAGAAGAATTAGAAGAAGAATCTGACCCAGACGAACTCTATTCTGAGGAATGGACTGAAGAAGAAGACAATGAGTCCTATAACATGATGGAAGCTAAAAAAGCAAAGAAGATGGAAACCAAAGAGGGAATGAAACCTAAAGTAGGTAAAGGTGCAAAACTTGGTTCTGCTAAAAAATTCTCTTATAAGAAATCCACTGGCGGGTTTAAAGAGGACATGAAAAAAGCCAATCCACTTAAAGGCACAGGTAAACCAAAATTCGAATTTAAAGAAGGAGAAGATATGGAAATGATGCCTAAAGGTAAAATGGCTAAAAAAGGAGAAACAAAAGAAGCATCTCGTACATACGGAATGGGTTCAAAATCAGGTAGAGGTTTAAGAAAGGGAATTACTCCTAATAGAGACTTAACCTTTGAAAGTGTTGGAGTTATGGAAGAAATGGAGATGCTTAGAGCAAAAAATGAAGAGTACAGAAAGGCACTTAATTTATTTAGAGATAAATTAAACGAAGTGGCAATCTTCAATTCAAATTTGGCTTACGCTACACGTCTTTTTACTGAACACTCAACTTCTAAGCAAGAAAAAATTAACATTCTTAGAAGATTTGATACTGCTGAGACCCTCAAGGAATCAAAGGCTTTATATAAAACAATAAAAGATGAACTTTCACAAGTAACTAAGGTAACCCCTATTACAGAATCAATTGAAAGAGTAATTGACCGTGAACCACAATCAGGTTCTGCAATTAATTTGATTGAGTCTAAAACATATGAGAATCCTCAGTTCCTTAGAATGAAGGACATCATGAGCAAAATTGCAAAATAAATAAACAATAAAAATAAAAAACCAAAATAAAAAATGGGAGCATTATTAGAATCAGGTCTCGTTGGTAACATTGGTCTTAAGCACCTTAAAGTTATCAAAGAAGATACTATTAACAAATGGGACAAATTAGGGTTCCTTGAAGGCCTTCGTGGTCACCTAAAAGAGAACGTAGCTCAGTTATATGAAAACCAAGCTTCATTCTTAATTAACGAAGCGGCGTCAACTGCGGATTCAGGTTCATTCGAAACTGTTGTATTCCCAATCATTCGTCGTGTATTCTCTAAACTTTTAGCTAACGAAATCGTATCAGTACAAGCTATGAACCTTCCTATCGGTAAGTTGTTCTACTTTGTACCACAGATTCAAGGTTGGACTGCAACTACTCCAGCGATTGCTCAAGGAGCTACTAACAATCACAGGTCACCTGTTGGTTCACCTGGTAACTACCCTGGTGACCCTAACGCAGGTTACAATGATTCAACTGCTTACTCTAAGAATCTTTATGACCTTTTCTATGAAGGTACTGAGCCAGGTTTGAATCCTCCAGGTCTTTTTGACTATTCTAAAGGTCAATATGCTTGGTTGTCAGCGGCTACAAACACAGTAGTTTGGTCTGGAAGTGATTTGGTAGTATCAGGATATGGGGCTAACGAGTACAGAAAAATACTTTTAGTTATGTCAGGTTTCTCTTCAACAGGTGACGGTAAACTTATCGGTCCTGATGGACAAGAAATGGATAATGAATCATTCCTTTCTGACCTTACAATCCTTCCAACTCAAGCATCAATCGGTGGTGTTACTTTTAGTACTACCGCTCCATTGTTGTTCCGTGTTGTAACTCAAAAATATGGTAAGGGAATTGTTGAATATGGTTCAACTACTACAACTACTTTCCCTGGTACAAACACAGGTGGTGGTAATGGTGGTACATTCCAAGATATCTGTAACGCTGAAGGTAAAATCTATTTAGAAATTGACCTCCAAGTTCCAGCTTGTATTAATTGTGGAGCTTCAACTCCTGATGGATATTCAGGTCTTACTTTCTCTGCGGCAGTATCGGCAACTACACTTAGTAACCCATTCACTGCTTACTATAAGAGATATAAGAATCTCGAATTTGAAGACAAGATTGGTGAAGTATCTTTCGACCTTCAGTCAGTGACAGTTTCTGTAACTGAAAGAAAGTTGAGAGCACAATGGTCACCAGAACTTGCTCAAGACGTTGCGGCATTCCACAACATTGACGCTGAAGCTGAATTGACAGCTTTATTGTCAGAACAAGTGGCGGCTGAAATCGACCGTGAAATCCTCCGTGACCTTCGTAAAGGTGCGGCTTGGACACTTCGTTGGGATTACAACGGTTGGAAGCGTCTGAACAACCAATCTACTCCTTACACTCAGAAGGACTGGAACCAAACTCTTATCACTGCAATCAACCAAATCTCTGCACAGATTCACAAGTCTACGTTGAGAGGTGGAGCAAACTGGATTGTTGTATCATCTGAAGTTTCTGCAATTTTCGATGACCTTCAATATTTCCACGTTTCTAACGCAGCTCCTGAGCAAGACCAGTACAACATGGGTATTGAAAGAGTAGGTACATTAGCAGGTCGTTACCAAGTGTATCGTGACCCTTACTTCCCAGCAAACACAGTATTGTTGGGTCACAAAGGTACGTCACTTCTTGACACTGGTTACATCTACGCACCATATGTACCACTTCAATTAACTCCAACTATGTATAACCCATTCAACTTTACTCCGATTAAGGGTATTATGACTCGTTACGCTAAGAAGATGGTTAACAACCGTTTCTTTGGTCGTATCGTTGTTGATGGTGTTCGTACATTTGACTTGAATGAATTGAGATAATCAATTTAAATGAATAAATTAAAAAGGGGACCAAAAGTCCCCTTTTTTATATTTATATAATATGAACCTTAGAGAAAGTATTAAAAAACATCTACTCTTAGAAAAGAGAATAGGTCAAATTGCAACCAATTTTGAGGTTACTTTTGGTTTTGACGTTATAACCACAAAACATTCAAATTATAGAGGAGGAGGTAGAGATTTAGAGGACTATAATCAAAGACCTGTATCAAATGCCGAAATAGTAGAATTTATGCAAATCTTTAAAAGAGACATTGCTGAAAAAATACTGTATGGTGAAATTAATGAAGGTAAACCATTTGTTCTTGTTTCAAATAGGTGGGAACTTGCAATGGCAGTTTCCGCTGAGAGGGAATTAGGTACTTATTGGAAATTAGTTATAATAACTGTATTTAGACAGTCAGAAATATATAAATTTAAGGTTGGGGGAGACCAAGTTGTAATAGAAAAATAGTTTAGAAATTAATTA